GCCCTTCACCCCCAACATGATCGCAGCGGTTCGCCGGTCGATGGAGAAGCGGGCCACACTCAAGGCGGCATTGGTTGCTGCTCCTGAGGGCCGCGTGGTCGTGACCGGCGAGATCGTCTCCGCCAAGCTCGTCGAGGGTGACTACGGTGTCAGCTACAAGGCAGTCGTCAAGGACGACCAGGGATTCCGCGTCTGGGTCAGCATCCCCTCGGCTCTGATGAGCGAGTACTTCCGCACGGTCGACTACAGCGACTCCATCGAGGGCCTCAAGGGTCGTCGCCTCACGTTCACCGCAGCCCTGGAGCGCAGCCAGGACGACGAGTCCTTCGCCTTCGGCAAGCGTCCCACGAAGGGTGCCTGGCTGTGAGCGTGACGCTCCAGCAGCTTGTCAAGATGACCCCGGAGCAGCGAGAGGCCCGCCTCCGGGGCATCGACGAGCCTACCCGCGTAAAGCTCCTGCTCCAGTGTGCAGAGATCATTGCAGCACTTTCCAACGAGGACTTGCGCAAGCCTCGAGGGTGAGCAATAATCTACTTATGCACATCATCATCGGGTACAGCAAGGGCGAGGCGTTCGTCGAGGGCCACACTGCCAGCCGCGCGAAGGCGGACAAGTGGATCGAGACCTACCCCAACGGCAAGAACGGCGAGTACGACTACGTCGAGCGCCAGACCTCTCACAACCTCTAAGGAGCACATCATGGACCTCACCCTCCCGCAGCAGAAGATGCTCGAGACCATCGACAGCGTTGTCGTCCGCCGGGGCTACGACCGTGACGGGGGTTCCGTCTGGCTGATCAACGGCAAGCGGGCGACCGCTGCTCAGGTCCGCGTCATCACGTCCCTGCAGAAGAAGCAGCTCGTCCGCGTGGAGTCGCAGAACGTGAAGCTGTCCGGATGGGTTGGCAGCAAGGCCGTCTCCCGCCTGGTACGGAAGTAGGACTTGCGCTCCAGCGCCCAGTCAGGCAAACTTCTAAGTACCGACACACCACTCACCACAAGGAGAGCATCATGGCACGAGCAACCTACCGTCAGGTCAAGGCCGAGAACCTCGAGCACGGCATGGAGATCATCGACCCCGAGGGCAACGAGGCCACGGTCATCCGGATCCGCCGGGTCGACCACCTTCGCGGCCGTCTCGAGACCGACCTGGGTGTGGCCGTGGTCGACCTGGACATGCACTTCCCGGTCAAGCAGTAACGGGCACAGCAAAGGACCCCCAGCCAATCGGCCGGGGGTCCTTCTGGTTGTTGGCTCAGATGCCGGGGAGGGTGTCCTGGGAACGGGTCGCAGGCCGGGTAGCCACGTCCTCCTCCACGACCACAGTGGTCGCAGGCGTCTTGCTGCCGATGGCCCTGGCCCCGTCGTACAGGCCAGCGGCCGACAGCCCCAGCAGGACGCCAGCGGCGAGCGCCTGCAGGATGGTCTGAGTGCCGATGATCGAGTCGCCGAGCGAGAACAGGTCGAACAGCGCGAAGGCCACACCAAGCACGATGGCGAGGAGCGGGGCGAACGTGCTGCGGAGGCCGAGGTCCTTGGCGAGCGTGACGACGGCGATGATGGCCGGGATGGTTGCGAGCGTGATGGCGATGTCCATTGTTTCTACTTTCTGAAGAGTCGGAAGCCCCGGATAGGACGGCGAGGGGCATGCCCCAGCCGAGCGAGGATATGATCCGTCGCGTTCATGCGGGCCTCGAGCGCCTCATCTCGAGACTGCATGCCCTTCACCGTCCTGATGAGGTCATCCTGGTTGTCACTCATGACGTTGACATGAGTGGTGAGACGATCTATTGCGTCCCCGATGTTCTTGCTGCCGTGATTGGTGACGATGTCCTTCTGGACCTGGGCAACCTTGTCGCTAGTGGCCTGCGTCTGCTTCTGGACACTGTTGAGCTTGGCGACCATCACGCCACCGACCACGGTAACTACTGCGACGAACAGCGGCATCAGAGAGTCGATGATCGTCTTGACTGCCTCCAGCACGTGAGGCTCCTTCCTGGAGGTCCTTGCTAGGCGATCAGCGGTTGAGCTTGTCCCACGTGGCTGCACCGACGATGCGGTCCGCCACCAGGCCGTTCTTCCGCTGGAAGTCCGCGAGCGCGTTGCTGCTCAGGGGACCCCACACGTTGTCGACCTTCAGGTTGTACCCGTGGCGGACGAGCGCGGCCTGGATGTCGCTGTAGGTCAGCTCCCAGTGTGCCTTGCTGCTGGGCTTGCCTGCGGCCGGGAAGAACGCGGCGTCCGTCTTGGGACCCCAGATGCCGTCGGCCGTGAGGCCCTTCGAAGCCTGAGCCGCCTTGACCTTCGCCGTGGTGTCGGGACCGTAGACCCCATCGACCGTGGCACCGACCGTGCGCTGGATGTCCTGCACCGAGCGGTTGACCGTGACCCAGCCGATCGGGCCGGACTGCGAGCCACCGGGGCGACCGACGAAGGTGTAGTGCACCGGGTCGGACTTGCCGTACCACTGGAAGCCGAACTCGTTCAGCTTCGCGCGGTCGTCGGTGTAGTTGTACACGTCGACGGAGATGCCCCCGTTCTTGACGTGGTTCGACTCGCGCGCCGGACGGGCAGGCGGGAAGAGGCCTTCGCGCTCACCCCGGTCCCACTTGTCGATGATCTCCTGCTGCTGTGCCTCGGTGACGCCCGCACGGTTGATGCGGATCACCCCGTACTTGTCCTCGAGGTCGTTGATGGCATCGGCGGCGTCTTCACGCAGCCACATACCGGGATGGTTCTTGAGTGCCTTCGTACCCATGTTGTTTCTCCTTCTTGGTGTGGCCTTGATTACAGGATGGGGATCCTGCTTGCCGGGTCCAGACGGCCACTCTTGATCCGTTCCCAGAACCTTACATCTTCCTGCCCGAGTCGCCAGACAGCGATGCCCTGCAACCCCCATTCCGAGTCAGCGATGTCACGGCTGTGGGCCATGTACTCCGCGTCTGCGTAGTGGGACAGGCTTGTACCCTGCGGATCGCACAGGTAGGTCGTGCCTACCCAGCAGTCGATGTCGCGGGGGATGATCTTGAGGTCTCTCGTCGTGCCAGCGGCGATACCGACACCCTTGAGGTGGATGTATGCCCAGTCGTTCGAGATTGCCTTGGTGCGAGTGGTGCGCTCTTCCACGTCGGTGTTCACCCGGAAGCGGTTGAAGCCGTCCCACGTGACGTTGCTGCGGGGGATGCGGCCCACGTCGTAGAACATGAACGGGCCGACCTGCACGTCGATCGCCTCACGAGGGTTGTACCACCAGGCATCGCCCCAGCGGACGTGATCGAACCAGGCCGAGCCGCTCATGCTGACCATACCGCTGCGTCCGGCCACATACGAGGGGTCGTTGTACTCCAGGACGAGGGGCACATCAACCTCAGTCCGGCTGTAGTACACGCGAGCGTGCTGCCCGCGTACCCGCAAGCCGATGACCGCACGGCCGGAGCCAGGGGTCGCGCTGAGGCCCGGAGCAGAGACCCCAGTCGTCGCCAGGGTCGTGCCGTTGCGGCTCAGGATGAGGGTGCCCCACTGGTCCACCGTGGCCTCGTAGGAGCCGTGGAAGACGCCTGCACGACCGCCTGCTGCGGGGAGCTGGAACCGGCCCTGCACGTGGAATTCACCGCCTGCATCGATGTTGGTCAGAGACAGGCGACCAGCACCCCCGACGCGGAACTGACCGTAGGTACGGGGGTTGAGCAGCGGGTCTCCCTGCCGCCAGTGAGTCCAGTCGGCTCCGCCTGCCTCGTTGTAGTAGATGTCCAGGGTGCCTGCGGTAGCACAGTCGTCATCCATGATGGTGGCCGACTGTGGGTCGCGCTGAAGGACCTCGAACGTCAGGTTGTGAACGTCGTTGTTGGCCCACTGGCCGTTGGAGTCGATCACCTGAATGGGGCGGACCGTGTGCGTGAAGTGCTGCGAGCCGACCGTCTGGTCAGCCATGCCACCTACCGGGTCTGCTGCGGCCTGCCCGTAACGAGTGAAGTAGCTCCGGCCGTTGAACTCACCGAGCTCCATTCCGCTGCTGCCGGTCCGCTGGATCGCCGTAGCCCACCAGTAGCACCCAATCAGGGTGAAGGGGGAATTGGTCTCCTTGTCGCGAAACACGAGCCAGCTGGCCCGAGTCTGGTCCCAGTTCACCGGGTCGTCATCCCCAGGCATAGGTCCCCACTCACCGGTCGTCATGTACCAGAACCAGTAGTACGCACCGGAGTTGCCCCTGTACGGCCAGCCAGGGTAACCCGGAAGCTCCTCGACAGGCGCGTGGATGCTCCAGTTCTGGCCGTAGGCCGGGATGCCGAAGAGCACCTTGTCCGGGTCGATGACCGAGACGGTCCAGTCGTACACCTGCTGGATCCAGAAGCGGGGAGCCAGGGGACCGGGTGCCGAGCCGCTCCAGGCGAAGTCGTAGGTCATGATGGCCACACGATCGAAGTACGCACCGAACAGCGCGTAGTCGAGCCAATTCTCCCCACCGATGCTGAAGTTGCCCTCGGTTGCTGCGGGCAGAGCCGCGCTGACGAGCTTGCCGTGCGTCCTTGCGTGGTCCCCGAGCACCTTGTATCCGGCGTACGCCTCTGCGACGGTCATGTTGCTACCGAAGCCCTCAGCGTCGAGGTCGATGCCGGTGATCCACGGGTAGGTCGCGTAGATCGCGTCCATCTGGGCCAGGATGCTGGCCTTGAAGGTCGGGTCCGTGTTGAGCAGCTTCCAGGCGGCGGAGCTGAAGCACTGGATGGTCAGCCACCACTGGATGTTCGGCCACTTGGCGCGGACAGCCTCGACGGTGTTCTGGATGTTGAGGTTGGTGAGGCCCGTGGTCTTCAGCTCGTAGGCCACCAGGAGCACGTCGTCGATGGCATCCCCGTAGCGGTCGAGGACACCCTCAGTACGCACAGTCGCATTGCTGTGCCAGAGGACTACCTTGTGGCTCACGGGTTCACGTCCCAGTTGATGGGCGAGAGGATGATGTACGTGGCACCAGCGACCGCAGGCACTGAGTAGAAGTTGATGGTGCCGTCAGCCCCGTTGATCCGGTACTGGACCGGGACGATGGCCGTGCTGGTGAACAGCGCGCCGACTCCCATGCGGTGCTTCCCGTCCGCAGGCCGGTAGCCGACAGGCACGGTGCCGAGAGTGTTGTACGTGCCTGCTGCGAACGAGGCAGGGCAGGTGATCACGCCACACTCGAGAGTGACCTGCTGGCCGGTCTTGACGACCCGCGTGGTGACGTACGAGGAGTTGTTGCCGTAGCCTGAGGCCAGCGTCAGGTTCGCCTTCGTGACCGTCGGGGTCGGGTCGATGTCGTCGATGAGGCCCTTGAGGAACTCGTCGTTCGCGTACAGTGTGGCCAGGGCATCAGCGAGGTCAGTGAACGTCTGCGGACCGTAGTCCGGTGCTTCAGGCTCTACGAGAGGCATTACCAGGCTCCATGTTCTGCGAGTACGTCACCCCACGTGTCGTGGAATGCCCACACCCTGTTCCATCCCTGAGGGTGCGCTGCGGTCACGCTACCGAGGTCGGTGCGTGCTGGGTTGCCAGGAGCGACACTGATGCCCTTGACGCCTACAATGGCGCTC